GTAGGTAAGTTCATGCGTGAGTGGTCAAGCATTTATGAATCACATTCTGGAGAGCGAGGCATCTTTAATCGTTATGCAAGTGAACTTCAAGCAGCTAAGAGTGGACGTAGGGAATTGGGTAAAGAGTGGGGTACAAACCCTTGCAGTGAGATTATCCTTAGACCTTATCAATTCTGTAATCTGTCTTCTGTTATTGTTCGGAGCGACGATAGTGTGGATACTCTACGGAATAAGGTGCGCTTGGCTACTATTCTGGGGACTTTTCAATCGACTATGACTAACTTCCCGTACCTTCGTAAGGTGTGGCAGACAAACACTGAAGATGAGCGTTTGCTGGGTGTGTCTATGACTGGTATCTTAGACAATGCCTTGTTGAATAATCCTGATAGTATTGAACTACCAACTATCTTGGAAGGAATGAAGAATGTTGCTATTGACACTAACGCTGAGTTTGCTGACGCTATCGGTATTAATCGTAGTGCTGCCATCACTGCCATTAAGCCTGAAGGAACTGTATCGCAGCTCACAGGCACTGCTAGTGGCATCCACCCTCAGCACAGTCAGTACTTTATTCGTCGTGTTCGGTCTGATAACAAAGACCCTCTGACTGCATTCTTGAAAGAGCAAGGGTTCCCGTCTGAGCTGTGTGTGATGAAGCCCGATAGCACAACTATCTTTAGCTTCCCCATGCGAGTTGAGAAAGGTGCTGTACTGCGTGAAGACTTGAATGCTATCCAACACTTGAAACTGTGGTTACTGTTCCAGCGTCACTACTGTGAGCATAAGCCATCAGTGACTATTTCAGTGACTGAGACTGAGTGGCCTGAAGTTGGTGCATGGGTGTGGAATAACTTTGATGAGATTACAGGTGTGAGCTTCTTACCTATGGATGGTGGAACATACCGACAAGCTCCTTATGAGTCCATGACTGAAGAAGAGTATCATGCAATGGTTGCTGCTATGCCAGCTGGTATTGATTGGGACAAACTGGTTGAAGGTACTGACAACGTAGAGGGTGCTCAGACACTGGCTTGCACTGCTGGTGCTTGTGAGATATGATACTTGACTTTGAATTCAAGACTGGTTTAGTCTTTGGCATTGAAGCCGATGAACTCTACATCATGGATGAGAATGATAAGATGTCAGAGGAAGCTAATCAAGTCATCTACTTACATATAGGCTTTATAACAATAGCTTTTATATTCTAACTAAAAAGCCCTTAGGAGATAAAACTCTTAAGGGCTTTTCTGTTATTAGCTCAGTACTTCTAGAGCATGATTGATATGTTTTATTCTATCATCTAGACCTATCGTACCTCCATTGATACGCTTAGTCATTGTTACGAAGTCACCACTATCAGCATACTGGTTAAGCCTATGTGTTTGCCAGAACCATCCAGCAGTTTGAGCTGCATACATTGGTGTACGAACTAACTCAGGCTGCATGATGAAGTCAACACCCAGTGCCTGACCTGCATGATAAAAGTTGTTCATACCAGTCAGCTGTAAAAATCCGGAGCCACGGAACCTGAACCCATCCCCAGAAGCTTCATCTCTGTTGCCCATACGATTACCGTAGATTCTATTAGCAATCTTCTGTGGCTGCTTCTCATAGGCTGCTGCACTCTCAGGAGTGAATCCCCACACACGCCTAGGAGTTTGAGGAAACAACTTCAGCAGGGTAGGTGCTCTGTAGTTCAGGTTCTCTTCCATGATGCGGAAGTTCCCACACTCATGACCACACTGACCAATCCATGAAGCTTGCTGAGCTGGTGTAGTGATACCAAACCTTTCAAAAGTCTCATTGAAAGGATCTGCAAGTGCAGGGTCAATCTTAAGCTGTCTTAGTTGTTCACCGTTTACCATTGACCAGCTCCCTCATTTCGTTGTAGGCTGCGACACATTGGGTGTGCTTGACGATGGCTTTGTCTCCTTCTGCGACGATGTCGATAAGAGCATTAATAGTCTGTCGCTCAAGTTCGGAAGGCTCGTCTCTGCTATTTCCTGTGGCAGGGGTGGAACCTGTGCTGGTTTGTGCACAACTGGTGGTGGGGAGGCGCAACCTGCCAGTGTTAGCAAGCTCACGCATAGCAGACTTCTTTTTAGATATTTCATTTTTAGCCTTTCTTAGTGCCGTTTCTTTATCAGCTAGTTTAGAAGCCATTGACTTTTCAATTTCACGAGCTTCAGCATTCTTCTTAGCAATCTCTATCTGCATATCCTGATCTCGTTCAAGCCAGCCATAATGATGACCCACTTGATAAGTACCGAATAAAGATATAAGTGCACTTATTATAAGCCACGGTAATGGTATTGGAAGGAACATTAGTCTACCTCTTTTCTAGCTTGTGCTATCTCTTCTCTATCCTCATCATCCTCTAGGTGCTCAGGAGGAGTCGTAGGTGGAGGGCCGGGTGTCCATGATTCATCTAACTCAGGATTCTTCCACACTGGCATAGCACCAAAGGGTTGACTTGGGAGGCCATAGGCTGACTGTGGAGGAGCGAAGCTCTGGTGAGGAGCATAACTGCTACCATAACCTCCACCGTAACCACCACCGCCACAGTGTTGTTGACCCATCATCATAGGAGGCTGTGGAGGTCTTAAGGCTGAATTAACAGCTCTCTTACCTACAATGCCTCCGATACCACCCACAAGTAACAAGACAATATCGTTAAGCATCTTGGTGTATGCTTGGTCAATAGGAGCCATTGACTTAATAGGCTGTGTCACAAAGGTAACTGAGTATAGGAGTGAAAAGACAATACCTATCAAAATAAAAGTAATAGCAATTACAACGAAGCCCCAGATACGTACCTCAATCTCTTCAGTTGTTAGTTTAGGTTTATCGCTACTATTTAGTCTTATCAATTTGTTTCTCCAAGATAGGTGCTACAAGGTATTCAGGACAGGTTTGAGAGAACTGACATCTAGGTTTCTGACACTGTTCAGCATGGAAGTTATCAGGATTCTGACAATAGTATCTGTAGCTGTCTTCACACCCTGCTAACATAAATAATAGAATGAATAATAGATATTTCATAAACCAATCTTAGATAGTAGGAGATTAACAACTTTATCCGACAAATCGTCAGGGAGAAACTTAAGGAAGCCTAAGAAGTACAGAGCTACACAGCCATAGACAAATATCTTCAAGGCTAGGTCAAATGTCTTCTGGTATTCATTCACCGTCCACACCTTAGAGTAGTTTGACAGAAGGTCATTAACTCATTAACACCAATAAACACTAAGAACAAAACAAAAGCACAACCACCTAGAATCATTCCTAGTTCATTCATCTCTTGTTCTTTTTGCTTAGCTGCTTTCTCAGCCTTCTTCAGAGCACTCATCTCTTTGGCATCAGCCAAGTCCATGTCAGCTTGTCTAGCCTTAATCTTATTCCAGACATCAATCTTACCTGTCTGCATGAAGAGCATCTTAAGCTCTTCTTCAAAGGCTCTGGCTTGCTCTAAAGCCATCTCAATCTGTAATGCAGTTCCCATGTTGGAACCCTTACCAGACTGCTTAGCCTGAAGCATAGCCTTTGTAGCTACACTCTTAGCATCAAACATCTTGCCAATCATGGGTGCAAGAGAGCCTAGGTCATTGGCTACTTTACTAGCCTTCTTGACCATACTGATTGCTGACTGTATACCCGCTAGAGCTGTTAGAGGATCAATCATTTCTTGTCTGCTTTCTTCCATTCTAGACACACGACAATACGAGTCTTATAGTCTTCAGCCCACCTCCATGTCCATTTAACACATCTATCTGCGTTAGGGTCGAAGCCAGCCGTAGCTATAAAACTCGTAAAGATGATGAGAAGGGCTAGAGTTAGCCTCTTCATGGGTACTTACTGTTGAGGTTCTTGAGGAACACCTGACAACATTCCTCGCCATGCCATATTAGGAGGAATCTGTGGAAGCTGTCCTGAAGCGATGTCTGACATCAACCTATTTACACCACGTTGACGTAAAGCACCTTGAAGCTTATCAGCACCATAACCTAAACCTGCTACTGTAGCTGCAGCTGCTGGATTAGCGAAGGAACCAGCAACAGTACTAGCTTGCATCAAAGCACTACGCTCAGGGTTCAGACGAGCCACCAGAGACAATAGAGGATCTCCTACTGGCCCTGAAGCTACACTCTTAATAGCATTCTTCTCACGCTCTGAAAAGAATCTCATCTTATCTTTATTAGCTGCTAGGTTAATCAACTGTCTACGAATAAGCTCACCCTCAGAAGCTTTAGGATCTAATGCACGAGCTTCAGCAACATTCAAAGCATCTTCTAAGACATTAGCACGAGACAAGTTACGCCAGTCCTTACGTGCATCTTGTACAGTTTTAACAGCTGTGCCTAAATTACCCTGACTAGCTAATACATCTTTAGCACCTAACTTAGTGATGTAGTTATCTAGTTCAGATACAGCTTGACCAGCATATTTACGAGTTGCTGAGTCTTTAGCTGTCTTTAAATCAACTAGAGCTGATCTCATTTGCTCTAACTTAGTAAAAGAAACTCTTTGAGTTCCTACCATGTCTCTAACTTGTTCAAGTACCTGAGCAACAGGCTTATGTGCATCAAGTTTAGGATTGAAGTTTTCTTTAACTAAAGCAGCTTCAACATTGTCAAAGTTATCCAAGACACTCTTAGGCTTAAGAAAGACACCTTGTTGATCTACGGTTGCATAAGATCTTTGAGCACGTTGCTTAATCTGATCTAGAGTTATGAGAGGTTCACGCTGTGCAGTCGCAGCTGTAGCACCTTTAGCAGCACCTACGCCAGCTACAGCACCAGCAGCAATACCTGCAATAGCACTTAGAAGTGGATTCTCTGTAGCCTCTTGAACAACATCTGCAGCAGCTTGTCCAGCCACACCACCAGCTCCCGCAGCAGCTGTCTGTTGTAGTAAGTTCTGACGCAATGGAGCCAATGCAGCTGAAGTGCCTGACATAACAGCCTGTGCTGGAACACTTGCCATCGCTGCTGTACCAGTCTGCACAGCTCTCTCAAGTCCTGTCTCAGGAGTTGGAAGACCTGCAGCAGTTAGAACATTCTGCAAGCCCTGAGTTGGTGAAGCCATTACTTGCTTACCAGCTATAAGATTAACACCAGCAGCTACAGGCTCAGCCATCATAGCAGGGAGTGAAGCTAAACCTGTAATACCAGCACGAGCTGTAAGACCTAATTGTCTACCAGTCTCTTGAGCTAAACTACGTTGAGGTTTCTCAGCAGGTGTAGAGTAGTTCTGCTGTGCATAGGCCAGTACTTGTTCTTGTGTTGACCCTTCAGGTGCTGTAATCTCATACTCCTTACCATCAGGAGCTGTAACAACGTATGTAGGCATTATGAATCCTTGTATTAAGACTTAGGTTTAATAGACCATCCAGCAGCCGCAGGTGCAGGAGGCTTAGTAGGAGTACCACCTACAGTGGATAACCAGTTGTTATAATGAAGTTCAATCTTATCTAAGTTCTGTTGTAGTTCCTGCCTTGTCTGACCTAACTCTAAAGATCCTACAGTAGCTTGTAAGGCTTGAAGTTCCTGTACAGCAACCTGACCCAAAGCACCACCTGTAGGACTTGCATCACGCATCTGCTGCAGACGATCAAAGCCTAAGTTAGCCTTAATTGTTAATAAGCGTTGCTTCAAGTTATAAGCATCAGTACCGGGAACAAATGAAGAACCTGCACCAACTAAACCTGTAGTAGTACCAGACACTAATGATTTAGCTGCAGTCACATCATCAATAACTTTATTTGCATGATTAACAGCAAACTGTTTAGATGCTTCTTTCTTTTCTTCTTTATCTGTCTGCTTAGATTTTAGATCTGAGAGACGTTGTTCAGCTAACTCTCGTTGAACACCTGTCATAGACGATCTAGCAGCTGCAGACATAGCTGCCATTTGTTGTTTAAAGTCTTGATCTCGTTGCTTTTCAATAGCCCGTTGCTCAGCCTTCTCACGCTCTAGCTCAGCTTTAGCAATACGATTAGCTTCAGCAGTAGACCTACGCTCTAATGTTTTAAAGATGTCATCAGGCTTACCATACTTACGTACAATATTTTCAACAGCCTTATCATCAGCCTCAGGAGGCAATGAAGCTAACTCAGCACGTAACTGTTCATCTTTAGCTTCACCACTGAGTATCTTACCTTGTTCAGCTAAATACTTAGCAGCTTGAGCTTCTTGTGTCAGTGTTTGAGCTTTCTGTGTAGTTGTCTTAGCTTGCTCTAACTCCATAGCCTGAGCACGTTGCATCACTTGAAACCCTAGTTCAGGGTCTGAGCCTTGAAGAGCTGCAGCCATCTGCTTTAAACCCTCAACAGTATTGGTGTCATACTGAGAAGCCATCTGACGAAGCATCGTAGCTCTCTTGATAGCGGGATCTTGAACGTCCACTCCAAAAGCACCAGCTAAGCCTCGACCTAAGTTAGCACCGCCCTTGTAGCCCATTACACCTAATTGCTGATCTGGTGTCAACTGAGCAAACTGCACAGCTCTAGCTTGATTTGCTTGTTGTTGCATTTCCTCAGGAGAACCCATGCCTCCAAACAAACCTTGAATTGATTGTGGTGTAGCCATTATTTATTCCTTAACCTTGTTGGAAGTATGGGTTAATAACAGCATTGTAGTTAACACCACCAGTATTACCACTGCCTGTTAAACCTGCAATGAGTTGACTAATTGGATCTGTTAAGCCTCCAACAGTACCTTGCAGGGCTGCACGTTGAGCTTGGTTAGCTGTGTTCTGTCCTTGCATATACAACTGAGCTGCTTGTTGATTCTGAGCTGCTGCTGCACCACCCAATGCAGTGCCTTGAGTCAAAGCATTCAATCCTTGATTCTCTAAGTTAATAGCTTGTTGAGCATAATTAGTGTACGGAGCAAGAGCCTGTGTTTGTAATCCAAAACCTTGACCTGCTAAGTTCAAGCCACCAGTCATTAAGCCTTGACCAAACTGTGCTTGTTGATTACCAAATGTCTGAGCATTAGCACCCAACTGAGCATCCTGCTGAGCCATAGCATTGTAGTATGCAGCCATCTGAGGATTAGAAGCTTGTAATCCGGGAGCACCTGCAGTGTAACCTGCCATTGTGCCACCAGTGGCTAGACCCAAACGACCTTGCTGTTGCTGCTGGTTAGTTAAATTAGCCAATGCTTGTTCACGACCGGGAGCTAACAGTTGTTGCTGTTGAGTTAGGTACTGCTGAGCTTGTGCTTGAGGTGTCTGAGCTATATAGCCCTGACCTAAGTTAAACAAACCTTGAGCTGCAGTGTTAACCTGTGGCTGGAATGCTTGTACAGCTTGAGCTTGACCAATACCAGTACCAGCCAATCCCATCAAGCCTTCACGAGCTGCAGCTACGTCAGGAGCTACTTGGTAGCCAGCACCTGTTAGTTGTCCAGTTGTAGGGTCGTACTGAAAACCTGACTTACCAAACCTCGTAGTTACTCCTACAGGTCTGAATTGAGCCATCTGTGCAGCCTGTTGAGCAGATGTTGTAGCATTACCAGCAGCTTGGTTAGCTGCATAATTAGTACCTAGAGCACCTATGGCACTAGCACCAAGGGTTCCAAGTAAACTTGTATAATCGATAGCCATTAGTATGTACCCCCGTCAACTGTTGCTGTAAATGTACCAGAGACAGTAAGATTTACTGCAGTGGTTGTTCCTGTCAATGCACCGTTATTAGCATCAGGTTTAGAGTTAACTGCTGATTGAATGTTATCAAACTCAGTGTTAATTTCAGTACCTTTAATGATCTTTCCGGCATTACCTGTATTCAGGCTATCCTTAACCGCAAAGTTAGTTGCTTTAGTATAATTACTCATCTTGTTTTCCCTGTCTTAACATAGACATCAAGTTTCTGAATGGATATTGCTTTATTAAATACATTGGTTTCAAAGCCAAGTTGAATAACCTTACCTGAACCACCAATGTTAATAATCTTGTTATCGAAGGCTGAACCACCATACTCACCAATGTTATATTCAGCTATGTTGTATTCAGCTACTGCAGCATTGGCTAGGTCAAACTGTCTGGTATTCAGAATGTCACTGTAATCAAAGCCAAACTTTAAAGTGACTGGATAACCCTGACCACCAATAACTGTTATGCCTACCTTCTTCATTAACTTAATCACAGTAGGTGACTGGAAGTCAAAGTAGTTAGTAAAGTATCTCATTAAGTATGAATTAGCATTGTCTTTGTAGCCATCATACTTACCAATGTAACCAGACTCACCAACTAACAAGTCTTTATTACGAGTGTACTTAAAAGCTGTTGGAACTAAACCATCCCATGTTGTAACCCTGTTAGCTCCATTAGGTAGAGGTGCTCTCATGTCAAAGCAGTACACTAATTGACGAGCTGGTAGAGACAATAGATAGAAGGCTTCCTTATCTGAGTACACAGCTTTAATGTCAGCTGCAGTCTCAGCACTGATTTCCAACACTAAGTCATCACGTACATTGGCACTAATATCTCTCATTGGAGCTGACTTCTCTTGGATGGTACGCATCAATGAACGTACACCTGAGTCAGACAAGAAGATAATGTCACCACCAGTGGCTACTACTGAGTCTCTAGCTACACAGCCAATACCTGTAATAGCATCTGATAGTGTTAAATTGTTAGGATCTGTAGCATTGGAGTAGATAAGAATCTGTCTACGACCAAAGACAATCAAGAAGTTATTGTGAGCTGCTAAGGATGTAATCTCATCAGCACCATTAGGCCACACCTGAGATACATCCAATGTACCAGCTGTACCAGTACTTAAGACATGACCTGCAAGTAAGTCTGAGAACTGAATGGTACTCTTAGCTGTAGCATTATTAGCTGACCATGTACGACCATAGGCACTGATAACTGTATTGTTACTGGACACTGTAGCTACATAGCCAGTCTTCTCAGACACACGCTTAAATGTAGTTGCACTGACTGCAGGGTCAAACACTAAAGGATCATGTCCAGCTTGATAGAGATACAGTACGCCATTCAACGGAGCCATCTGCCAGTTACTGTCTGTGATGGTAGGAGCTGTACCGCCACCACCGTAGGTTAACAGTGATAGTGTAGAACCTACAAGTTTGAATAGTTTATTGTTACCAGCAGCAATAATGTATGAGTTACCAGCATTATCAATTAACTCACCAAGAGCTTTTACGTCAGCAGTGCTTAAGTCATTATTAGCAGCGTGAGATAGAGTCCATCCCTTACGAGCACCAATACGTCCAAACTTATCAATCACACAATTATTAGCCACAGTAGCATAACCAGCCTCAAGAGAGACTGAGCTATCCTGTGTATTCAGTCCTTGGAAGCCCGGAGCTGATATAGTTGTGGTTAAGAGTTTAGCTACCATTAGACACCAACCCAAGTAGTCTCATCATCATAACGATTCTTCTCAATAGCTACAGCATCTGCTAGGGCTAAGCGATACTGCTGATAAATCTCACTGAAGGATGTACCTCCATCTTCACCTCGTTCACCAACAGCTTTAGCGTAGGCTAACATCTGTACTAGATATGCTGGAACCTTTAAAATATCAGCATTGGCTGTTAGGTTCTCCTGAGGAATAACCAATTCAAACCTTAAGGAATAGACACCATCAGGATTAGGCCATACATCTACCTGAGTGTCATCACCATCAATACCACTGTAGTTATAGTACGTAGGAGCTGCACCTTGTATAGTTCCTAAGAAGTACTGTCTATTCATCCAGTTAGTTGGTACTTGCTGCATTGGGATGTCTTGAGTATCATTTAAGACATCTTGAGTACGGAACCTTTGACCTGAACCTGTCAATGTATAGTTACGAGTACCTGCCACTGTTGGAAGTACAATCGTAGTTGTCAGGACATTCCACTCATGAGCATCCTCAATCTCTCTCTTAGCATCATTAACGAATACACCAATCAAAGAACTATAAGGAGTATCTCCAACTGACGATACTTCAGTCTCTCTTAACCGTATCAATACGTTATTGACCAACTGTAAATAAGTCGTAGCCATTAATATTCCTTATATCTTGTATACTATAATAACACACTTTAGTGTTAATGTCAATACTTTTTAGACTTCTTTTTAGCTTTATTTGCTTCACTCATAGCAATAGCAACTGCTTGGTCACGAGACTTCACCACAGGGCCACCCTTACCGCTGTGGAGAGTACCACCTTTGTACTCACCCATAACCTTCTTCATCTTGTTCTTAGCTGTTCTCTGACCACGTGTAGGCATATTCATTTTATTTACCTATTAATAAAAGATTTTAACTGTAATAGTACCTGATGTAAAAGCTGTTACATTAGCTCGTATATAAGGTGTGGGAGATGAAAGCGTCACAATACCGTCAGCTGTCAAAGCTGTAGCCACTGTAGCCCATGTTGAACCGTCTACAGAGCCTTGAACAGCTACTGTACCAATAGTAATACCTGAAACTTGTATGTGAGCTGGTACTGCACCATCTGTACGAATTCCAAGTGAAGCACCTGTGGCAGATACGCCACTTAAAAGAGTTGCCAATGCCATAGTTATTTTACTCCATTAAATTTACTGTCAATAGCTAACCAAATAGCCCCGAAGAAAGCACCTATAATAATAATAGGTTTCACAGCTTTAGCGATCCACTCAAGTACTAAGAAAGCACCTGAAGCAGCGTTAAAGGCTTTGATTACGTGCTCTGTATTCTTCTCTATGTTGTCTACTTTGGACTCTACAGCCAGTAGGCGATTATAGATGTGCTCATGAGTGACTTCATCAGTCATGATGCTTATGCGTTCCGAGCAGCTTCAGCCGCAGCCTGTGCCGCTTGATAGGCCGCAATAACTTCAGCTGTCCAAGCCGCATTGCAGATTGCAACGACATTAGCGGGAACACCTGTCAGGTCTTGTGCGGGTGTGAGGCTTGAACGATGGTAGGTTTGGCTTAGTTGATTGCCATCTTCCATGATGCGTGTTGCTTCACGATAGAGAACGATGCCGTTTTCTTCAACAAGAATTTGGTCAATGATTGTGGTTTTGGTAAGTGACATAATATTTTCCTTTTATGAAGTTATATAAGATACGCTAAATCTATAAATTAAATTAGTTGTTACTGGCAAATTGCCATTTGTTGAAGTTTGCGTATTAAGAACTGTTGTGCCTATTCCCGCATTTACATAATAAATAGTTCCAGTTGATGCTGTTTCTCTAATAACCCCATATGCGTGGGTTAATGGTGTAAATGGCGCACCATTAAAAGTCATACCACCAGAACCTGTTCCAGCATTTGTTAGAGTAATAATACCTGTAATAATGACATTGTTCCCAATTTTTACATATGAGCCACTTGATGTATATGAAGTAATAGAACCACTACCAGCTACTGGAACAGGTGTCCAAGACCCCTCCTCGTAATCATCTAGCGTATTAGCGTCTGATGATGCTGATTGAGTTGCGGGGAATGTGATGCCAACGCCAGTAGCTGTAGTAACAGCACCATTAAGAGCAATAGCACCAGTTGAATTTATTGTTAAAGCAGTTACCGCGCCACCAGAGCTTAATGAACGCAATGCAAGATTTACATTGTTTGAGCCATTACTTACTGCTGTAATTCGTGCCACACCAGAGCCTGTGGAAAGCAATAAACCCTCTGCTGTTCCAAAGGCATTTGTGCCTGTTGCGTTATCTCCGCTAAATACTGCTGCACCACGGCTATCAATTTTTTCTTTAGGCGAACTTGTACCAATACCCAACCCTGTTGAGGTGAGGCGCATTTGTTCTGAAGCATTTATATCAAAACGAACATAACTGGTAGATGACCGCCCTTGGATACGAACATAACTATTTGCTACATTTCCGCTTGTTATGTCAACAACACCAGCAGATGCGTTTTCATTTCCATAAAACTCAATAACACCACCACGGGCGCTTGAATTTGCACCGCCACCACCAATTGCTAATGTTCCAGTATCACTTCCATCTGATGTATTTGTAAACAAACCAGACCCAGAAGCAAATTTCAAATCTGTCCCATCAAAAGTAAGCGCAGAGCCACTTGTCAGAACCTTTGAACCATTGAGATAGGTTACTCCGTTGGCTGTGCCTCCTGAGAGGGTTACAGAGCCTGAAGCAGAGATGTCTGTCAAACCAGAAATAGCTCCTGTATCACTCAAGATGCCAACAGAGTTCTGAAGCAACTTACCTGTGGTTGTGTCAAAACGGGCTAAAGCATTGTCTGTAGAAGATGCAGGGCCAACAACATCGCCTGATCCACCGCCACCAGAAGCAGCAATCGTAATCGCACCCGCAGCATTGGTAATTGTGATGTTTGTACCCGCAGTCAATGTTGCTTTGGTTAGCGTGTTTCCTGTGCTATTACCAATTAACAGTTGACCATCTGTGTAGCTTGTCTGTCCTGTACCACCATTGGCGACAGGGAGAGTTCCTGTTACACCAGTAGACAGAGGCAAACCAGTTAAGTTGGTTGCAGTACCGCCTGAAGGAGTACCCAAAGCACCACCATTGACAACAACCGCACCAGAAGAGCCTGTATTGACCGCTAGAGCCGTTGCTACGCCAGTTCCTAGACCTGACACACCAGTAGAGATTGGAAGCCCTGTAGCGTTCGTTAAAGTTGCGCTAGTAGGTGTTCCAAGGATAGGAGTCACCAATGTAGGTGAAGTAGCAAATACAGCAGAGCCTGATCCAGTTTCATCTGTCAAAGCACCCGCAAGATTGGAGGAGCTAAATGAACCCAAAGATGTTGCATTGCCAACAGAAGTAACTGCACCTGTTAAGTTAGCGTTAGTGGTGACATTACCTGCTGTTAAGCCAGAGGCAGTTCCTGTGATGTTTGTGCCAACCAAAGCAGATGGAGTGCCTAGGGCAGGAGTTACCAATGTAGGGGATGTAGACAGTACTACATTACCAGAACCTGTTGAAGTTGTAGTACCTGTACCACCTTGAGCTACTGTTAAAGCTGTTGTAAGACCTGTTAATGAGGTAATATCACTGTTAGCACCACTGGCTGCAGCACCTAAGTTAGTACGAGCATTAGCTGCTGTTGAAGCACCTGTACCGCCATCAGCAACTGTGATGTCTGTAATACCTGTAACTGAGCCACCAGTGATGGCTACAGCGTTAGCTTCTTGATTACCTAGAGAACCTACAATCCTAACAACAGTTGCACTATTGTCTTTGGTGTACAGCTTCTTATCTGTTACGTTAACAGCTAACTCACCCTTAGTTAAGTCCCCTGCAGCAGGTGTAGCGGATGCTGTACTGCTATTCTTTGTGATGATTGTTGTCATAGTATATTAAGCACCTGTAAATAGTCCATAAGCCGAGTTTATTGTATCTTGAGACACGCCTAGACCTGTTAAATAATCTATGGCTGCTTGTTGATTAGCAGGAGTATCACCACCAGCTGAAGCTATGAAATCAGCATAAGCAGCTGCAATAGACTGAGGAGAACTACTTGCTGCTAAATTTGTATAACTAGGTGCAGCTGCAGTGCCTGTTGTACTTGCTCCTCCTGACAACATCCCACCTCCGGTAGTAACCCCTGCTGTATATGTGTTATAAGCTTGATTTATTTGTTCATCTGAAAGGCCAATGTCTTTCAAATAATTAATAGCTATTGCTTGGTTTTCAGGAGTATCGCCACCAGCACCTGCAACAAAAGTTTCATAAGCCTGTGCAATATTAGTTGGAGCAGCTGTTGCATTTAATTCTTGATATGTATTTCCTGCAGCTGGAAGTGTAGTTAAATAATCTGAGTAAGCTTGATTTATAAGTGTGTCTGATACACCAATATCTTTTAAGTAATCAGTTGCAAGTTGTCTATTTGCAGCTGTGTTACCGCCAGCATTTGCAATAAAGGCAGCATATGCTTGTGATACGTTACCTGCGTTTGCTTTAGCATTTAATTGGTCGTATGTATTTCCTGCAGCTGGTAATGTATTCAAATAAGCACTATAAGAAGATTCAATCTGACCTTGTGTTAAACCTAAATTAGTTAAATAATCAGTAGCTGCTTTTCTATTAGCTGCAGTGTTACCACCAGCATTCTTAATAAAGTCAGCATAGGCTGTAGCAACCTGTGTAGGGGTACTTGTTTTAGTTAAGTTAGCGTATGTTGGAGTAACAGTAGTAGTTGGTTTTACTACTGGAGGAGTTACAGGTTTAAGAGTTGTAGGAGTCATTCCACCTGTCATCCCACCAAACAAGCTACCTGTGACAGAAGCACCGGGATTGAATTCAGTTGAGTACCAGTTTTGCAATGGACTTGCAACATCACGAGGTACGTTAGGCATCAAGCTATTGTAGTTGCTTTGTAGTTGACTAAAGTACTCAGGAGAGTAACCACCAGCACCACCACCTGAGTATGTTACTGGAGTTGCTGTTGAGGTGTTAGTACCACCCATATTGGAAATAGCGTTAGTAGCTCCTAAGAGTCCAGCTACGTTAATACCAGCTTTAGCTAAGTTAGCTATCTGTGCAGGTGTTAAGCTTGAGGCTGCTGTTGCTGCAGTTGTTCCTGCTGCTGTAGTTGTTGGTAAAGCAGTTCCAACTAAACCATCTGCACCTAATGCAAAAGCAGGGTTAAAAGCACCTCCAGCACCTGTAAAAGCTGCATCCCAAGCACCTATTCCACTTGGTACTCCTTCACCTAAGAAAGCCCCATTACCTACAGCAGCTCCACCGCCACCAAGTAAACCTGCATAACCAGCGGCTCCTAAAGCTGCTAATACTACGGGATCTTTAAAAGCATCTGCTAAGCCACCAAAGAATGAGGCTCCTTTTTTCTCAACGCCTTGACTTACAAAAGCACCTGAAGGGTCATATTGATAGAAAGGAGTACCTGCTCCTTGGCCTGTAGAACCGATAATACTTTGTAGTGGGCCTTCTTGAAAAGACTCACCTGAGCCTTGGTCAGCATAGTTAGCACCATACAGAGTACCACCAATGTTAACAGTATTACCACGACCTGCAGCGATAATCTGCTGTATCTGCTCAGGTGTCAGTGCTTGAGGAGCTGCCATGATTTATTCGCCTTTTCTGTATAACTCAAACGTGTTGATAATATTCATTGTGGAGCCAGTCTCAGAAGTTGCTCGAACTTGATCGCCCTCTTCAAGAACAATATAAGCACCATCGTTAAACTTAATAAACTGAGTTGCTGTTAACACATAGTTATCTAATACGAAAATCTCAGTTGCTGCGCTTGAGTCATACCACACAACATCAATGTATTTATTATTACCTGAATGGTTTACAACGTAACAAAGAGGCCACCTAGCATAGTAACCAGTAGGTACTGTGAACAGAGTAGTCTGCGTTGCAGCAGTAAGAACATTACCCGTCGATATTGGTTTCATCTTGCTTTACTACTGTTTTCTTAGTTGCTTTAGGTGCTTCAACTACTTCAATAACTTCAGTGTATCCAGTATGTTTACGCATCTCAGCTATCTCATGCTCTTGGAAGAACTCTACTGTGTTACCTGATTGAATACATTTGAATTTCATACTAATTAACCTTTCTGATGTACTATACTTAATACATTAAAAAGGCTCCCTACTCCTCGTGAGAGTAGAGAACCTAATTAGTCTACTTAGACAGGAACCACGAGGGCAACGCCACCGTAGTTACGCAGCTCAGCGCAACCGTACAAAGTATCAGCTGTGAACAATGTACCGAGGTACTCTTGTTTGTACTGAGTCTGTGAACGGACACCAACTTGCTCAACCAGAACCATAGAGTCTTTGTGAGCCATCAAGCACACACGACCCAAGCTAGTACCGGAACCATCAGCAGCAGACTTAGCTGTGCCAGCATTGGACGAAACGTAGACTGGAACACCATAGATGTCACCAATCATGCCGTTACGGATGCTGTTAGCAGAACCAGCTTCACCAACGCTGTTGAAGGTT